ATCTGATGCACAGAGTCATGCGTTTTCATGCAGCATGGTCATGCACTGCTACTGAACGGCAGGCCAGCCAGAGAAAGGGTAAAAAATCCCGGCTCGATGGCCGGGGAAGAATGAGTTGGAAATCTTCAAACGGGGATCTGCTGACGCTTTGACAGATTGCTGTTTGAACCATAGCGATTGAGTACATGCGCCTTTTTTACAGGGGGGGCAGGCAGCTGTTTTGCGTCATCTGTCCGGGCAGGCTTCATAATAATTTTCTCCACGCTCTCCAGTGCGGTGAAGGTGCATGAACAGTCAATATTCTGGCACTGATACCAGGTCCGTTTCACCGTGGCTGATTCATAGGCGCTGGTACGCGTGTGGGCTACCACGCCACACTCCGGGCATTTGAGCGCCATATCAGGCCCCTCCTTGCGTGGCATCGAGCTTTACCAGGCGTTGCCGGAAACGGAAGTGCTGCGCTGTTGTGTAACTTTGCTGGCAGTCTTCAGCCATATTTCTGTCGGAGACCATTCCTGACCCGGCAATAATTTCCCGGTAGCCCGTCACCAGTTGAAGACTTACCAGCCGCCAGCGGAGATGAAAATAACGAAGCCGCACGCGCCGCCGCCGTGAAGCAGGCCCGGCAGCTGGTCAGCACTGCGCAGCAGTCAACCGGCAACGCTTACCTGTCCCGCAAGGGCTGGCCGGAGCAGTCCTGCCTGACGCTGGCGAAGCCGCAGAAAGTCGCGCTCACGGCCTATCGTGCCGGTGATTTGCTCGTTCCCCTGCACGATACGGGCGGACAGCTGGTGAATGTGCAGCTGATTAACGCCACGGGTGAAAAGCGCACGCTGAAGGGCGGCCAGGTAAAAGGCGCGTGCCACATTCTCAGCACCGGCAAACCGGCAGCGCGCATCTGGCTGACGGAGGGCTACGCCACCGGCCTGAAGGTGCACAACCTGACCGGGGATGAGGTGTGGATTGCCCTGTCGTCCGTCAACCTCCTTTCTCTGGCTGGCCTTGCCCGTGAAAAGCACGCCACACTGCCGCTGCTGATTGCCGCCGACCGCGACCTGAACGGTGACGGTCAGGCGAAGGCGAAGCAGGCCGCCGAAGCCAGCCGCGCAGCCGTGGCCCTGCCGCCGGTGTTCGGAGACTGGAATGACGCCTTCATGCAGCACGGTGAGGAAAGCACCCGGCGGGCACTGGCCGAAGCCGCCACGCCACCTGCCGCCAGTCCGTTCGACGTGATGAGTGAGGCGGAATTTTCGGCCATGAGCGCCAGTGAGAAGGCGGAGCACTACCGCAGCGCGCTGGCCGTGGACGCCAGCGGGGAAATTCTGTCACGCTACCGCTCCGGCGCGTGGAAGGTGATTTCCGGGAAGCAGTTTGAGCGCGACGTGGCGAAGCTGTTTCAGCGCCTGCGCGCGCCGTTTTCGGCGGGCAAGATTTCGGGCGTGGTGGACACGCTGAAGCTGATGCTGCCGCAGCAGGCCGACCCGGCGCGCCGCCTGATTGGCTTTCGTAACGGCGTGCTGGACACCCGCACCGGTGGTTTCAGCCCGCACAGTAAAGACTTCTGGCTGCGCACGGTCAGCGAAGTGGACTACACAAAGCCCGTTCAGGGCGAAACGCTGGCAGACCACGCGCCGCACTTCTGGCAGTGGCTCGACCGCGCCGCCGGACGCGACCCGGCCAAACGCGACATCATTCTGGCCGCGCTGTTTATGGTGATGGCGAACCGCTACGACTGGCAGCTGTTTCTGGAAGTCACCGGCCCCGGCGGCAGCGGTAAAAGCATCATGGCAGAAATCGCCACCATGCTGGCAGGAACGGACAACACCACCTCCGCCACCATCGAAACGCTGGAGTCGTCGCGCGAACGAGCGGCGGTGATTGGGTATTCGCTGATTATCCTGCCCGACCAGGAAAAGTGGAGCGGAGACGGCGCGGGCATCAAGGCCATCACCGGCGGCGATGCGGTTTCCGTGGACCCGAAGTACCGCGACGCCTACTCAACACATATTCCGGCGGTGATTCTGGCCGTCAACAACAACCCGATGCGCTTCACCGACCGCAGCGGGGGCGTGTCGCGCCGCCGGGTGATACTGCACTTCCCGGAAATTATCCCGGCAGACGAGCGCGATCCGCAGCTGAAGGAAAAAATCAGCGGTGAGCTGGCCGTTATCGTGCGCCAGCTTATGCAGCAGTTCAGCCAGCCACAGCAGGCCCAATCGCTGCTTCAGTCGCAGCAGAACTCTGACGAGGCGATGCGCATCAAGCGCGACGCAGATCCGATGGTGGACTTCTGCGGCTACCTGTTTACGACACCGGAGCCAAATGCGCTTTACATGGGGAACGCCAGCATCAGGCCGCTCCAACCAAAGCGTTACCTCTATCACGCCTATCTGGCTTATATGGAGGCAAACGGTTACAAGAATCCGCTCAGCATGAAGATGTTCGGCCTGTCGCTGGAAAGCATTATGCGGGAGTACGGACAGCACTATATGAAGCGCCGGACAAAGCTGGGCATACAGACCAACCTTGACCTGACGGAAGAAAGCAGCACCGACTGGCTGCCAAAGTGCGACGACCCTGCAGCAGTATGAGCATCAGAACCGGCGTAAGCCGGTTTTCTACAATTGGTAAAATAAATAAAATTTCAGATGAGTCCAATTTATTGATTTATAAATGTATTTAAATTTTTTTTAAGTTGCCCCCTCCAGAAACATAAAATTCTCTTTACCAATTACTACAGAAGGTATTAATTATTTAAGATTATTCCTAGCTGTATAGTAATGGGCTGTCATCTGGAGAATGTTATGGCTGATAAAGATTATGAATCAAACTGGATAGAACGTCGTGAAGGTACCTCAACTGAATGGAATGATTTTGCACGAGATAGGGCAAGAATTATCCATTCAGCGCCTTTTAGACGCCTGCAAGGTAAAACGCAAGTGCTAGGAGTTGGGGAAAGTGATTTCTATAGAACGAGATTGACTCATTCTCTGGAGGTTGCTCAAATTGGTAGCGGGATAAGCGAACATTTAAAATATAAGTATAAATATGATGAAGAAATAAAAAGATTTATACCAAATAATTATTTGATTGAAGCTATATGTTTAGCGCATGATATAGGGCATCCTCCTTATGGACATAAAGGTGAAAGATCATTATATAAAGCTTTAAGAAATAAAGGAGGTTTTGAAGGTAATGGGCAAACATTAAGAATATGTACGAAACTTGGTGATGCGTCTGAAAGACATGGCTTGAACTTAACTCGACGTACATTACTTGGCTTACTCAAATACCCTCAGGTTTATTCTACTTTGCTAGGCAGTCAAACGGATAAACCGCCAAAGTGTATTTTAGATACGGAAAAAGATGATTTAGAATGGATCTTAAAATCCTTTTCAATTTCGGATGCAGCTAAATTTCAAGGAATTAATTCTTCATCTGGTCATTCGCATGGACAAACATTACACAAGTCATTTGATTGCTCCATTATGGAATTAGCAGATGACATAGCGTACGCGGTGCATGATCTTGAAGATGCTATTGCGCTAGGCTTTTTAAATAAACAAAAATGGAGCGATTTTGTTTCAAAATCAAATATTTCTGATGAATTTTATTACTGCAGTATAACTGAAAAATTATTTGGTAAAACACATTTTGAAAGAAAGTCAGTTATAAGTAATTTGGTTCATCGTTTCATCGATTCAGTTTATATTATCGAGAATGTTTTTTTTGAAGATAAGCTGTTAAGACTCAATGCTATCGTTAACGAAGCTGTTAAAAATGAAATACAAAGCTTAAAAAATATGACTTACAGTTCAGTAATAGACAAGTATGAAATTCAGACTTTAGAATATAGAGGAGGAAGAATCGTTGATAAGTTATATCAAGCAGTTCTAGAAGATTATAAAATTTTGTTACCTAAGAAATATATCGAAAAAATATCATCTAAAAATCTAGTTGAAAGAGTGGTGTGTGATTATATTGCTGGCATGACGGATAATTATGCAGCAAGATTATATGATAGAATATTCACAACTAATGTTAGCTCTATATTTACTAAATTGTGATTTTTACATATGTCATTTTAAAATAATTATGCTTAGGAAGCCGGCAATAGCCGGTTTTTTAGGACTAAAATTTGTTGATAATGAAGGATATACGCCATGCTTCATCTATTCGTCATCTGTCAAGTTACTGATTAACAATGAAATAAACTAAAAGTGAACAATGTGAAGAATTATCCAAAAAACTTTTTTTATCAGAGCTTAGCCAGCCTAGCGTTACGCCTAGGATTAACGGAATAATTGCACATGTGAACTATAGTGGGTTGATTAAAAATAAATCAACAAGTTGAAATGTAAAGTAGTTAGGATAATTTTTCTGGGGGCATATTTGGGGGCATAGAAAAAATAATAATATTTTTTCCATTTTAAATTCATTAGGTTGTAACGATAATCGAGTCCGGCCTTCGCACCAGGTATGCAAATTTAAGTCGCTTAAGGGCGGCTTTTTTTGTGTCTGGGATTTATGCTTCCAAAGCCTGAATCAACCTGCCTCAACCCCCATCAGGTAATGGATGCAGGCAGATCTTGGGGTCCATCCC